TCTTTACTGAGTGCCAGTGCGCCCACACCGTCTTGCCCCAACATAAGAAACTGAGCAAGGGCACTGGTCAGGATTCGCTTTTCGTAGCGGTTGATCGTCTTGTCCGTGTCGATCTGCTTTGAGCCGCCAGTGGATAGCAAGCTGAGCGACCAGCCTTGCGGTAGCACAATGCCGCTCTGTTCATCGTTGCGGATGTTACGCACAATCTTGGCGGCTTTCTTGTCGTCCGTATCAGCCCCGCCTGTGGTTGCACCCATCGGCAAAGAGATAACCGGCAGGCCAGCCAGGTCGCGCTCAATACCAATGGCTTCGATTTGCTGGATATGTTTGATGTAGTAATACGGCACCCATGCGGTCCTCAAAATCGAACGGCCTTCGGGGTTATCCCGCTCGGTATGCAGCCGGTAAATCATGAGCCGCTCAATTGGAATCGATGTCGGGTGATACTTGGGCGGGGCCAGCTGCACAAAACCTTTCAGACGTTGCTTGGGGCTCTGGTCGTTAATGCTGTTTTGTACTTCTTCGTACAACCAGCGGTAAACCGTATCTTGACCGCGTGGGCTGAACGACCGCCACAGCATCTTCCCATCAACCAGCTCATAGACCATCTCGAAGATAGCGAAGCCGAAAGGTAACATGGTCAGCGCTTCGCTGATATGGTCATTCCATGAGTGCTCAAGATTGCGCCTGGCATCCTCAAGCAGTTCAAGCCGTGGATCGTCGCGATCATCACTGGCAAACGTCCAGGACGTGGAACGCAGCGGGTTCTCGATACTCAGTAACAGCGCCCCAATGATAGGGCTGTTCAAGCGCATCTCGTTGAAGCGCTTAAACGCTTCTTTGCCGCGCAGCTCGACCAATGGCTCCTGAAAAATCAAGCCCGTGAACTGGGCCAGACCAGTAGTGCCAACTTCGAGATTTGGCGGTAATCCCTGGTTGGTTATCAGTTCCTGCCCACCAAGGACGGATGGTGGCGGGGTAACAATCTGACCCGCGGTAGGGTCTGATATAACCCTGGCTTGAGCTGCATAGTTTTGTCGGTGTTTGTTTCGTGCCATTAGAATCTCCTGGTCCATGATTGCTGTTCGGTGTCAGTGTCAGACGGTCCGCTATTTTCAAGCCACTTGCTTGATTGCTCTGGTTGCGCATCTGGTAAAGACGCAACCGCGCCAGCCAGGGCGTTATCGAGATAACGCAAAGCGTCCAGGCTGTGATCGTGCTCTTTTATCGGCTCGTCTTTGCTGGGCTTCCAGACGTAGTTTTCAAACTCATTAATAACCTCAGTGCACAATGGATCTACCGTAAGCCTGGGCAAGCCATCACCCTGCACTTTGAGCCTATTTTGAATAGCCTGAATGCCATCGAGCACGCGCCCTTTTGCACCCTGGGCACGAATACCAGCGTTTTGCATATCGGCTATCAGTCCAGCCGCGGCAGCGTCTACCGCTACCATGCTGACGCGATAAGCATCCTGCCATGTGCGCGTTTTCTCGACAACTACGTCTTGCAAAACTCCGCGCTTGTAAAATTCTCGGGCAATGTGCCACCGGCCATCGCTGTCACGTCCAATCAATAATAAAACAGCCGGGTTTGTATAACCTTCGTCGCACGCGATAAACCACTCAACCATTTCAGATATAGGACGCTGCTTGACATGGGTCGCAACACTGAAGCCATCGTAAACAACACCTTCAGCGGTTGCCCACTGCCCTTCAAGCAAGCGCTGCCTGCGCACGCCGCTTAAGTTATTAAGCGTTTCCATTGTGACCTTGCCCCGGTCGGTCAGGTTGCCGGCATCGTCATACAGCGTTGGGTTATCCCTGTGAACACTGTTAAGCCTTGTCAGGCTTGAACGTGATCGTATCCAATGCCGGGTGCCTGCTGGGTTGCAATCGCCAAATAACTGAGCGTAGGGCGAATTGGCCGCACGACCGGTCGCACGCGTAAGCAGTGTTTCCCAGTCTTCCAGCGTCAGTTCTTCGGCCTGATTGACGTAGATAAAGTCTCTTTCGCCGCCCAACACTTTGCTCGGGTTATCCATGCCGCCGATCCAGACCTGGGACCCGTTTGGATATATATATCTTTCTGGGCTGGTTCCACCCAATATTTTGACGGCTTCCATATTTGCTACCTTTGCAAATGTTTGGCAAACTGTTCCAGGCATTGTTACTGCGAATTTACGCACAAGAGCGGCCTGGGCCCCTGGGTATTTCCACATCAGCGCGTCCAACTTGTGCAGGCCGCCAAAAGTTTTTCCAGTCTCAGCAGGGCCAACCAAGATTACCTCGTGGTCGCGGCAGCGCCAAAACTCACGCACGGCGCCGCGAAGTGTGACACCGCCTTTGGTCTGTTCTGGAGCTTCGACGATCTGGTATTGAGGCAGGCTCATATCTCATCCATCTTTGCGCCGGTGATAATTTTGACGGTCAGAGCCTGACCTGCCGTTGACATATCCAGGTTGTCTTTGTACTTACCGTGCACGCGAAGGATCTTATCGAGGGCGGTTTGCTTGTTGTAAATCTTGATGGTCATCCCGTTTTTTGGAGAATAGGAAAACTCTTCAAGTAATCCAGAATAGCGAGGGTCAATTACTTTGTCCAGGTCAATGGAAATATGACGCACCCAGTAACTAATTCGAGTTACGGGTTTATCGGGGTTGGTATCATCGATAACTTCTTTCGCGTCAATGATTTCGTAAGTCGGTAATGGGTAGAACGTCCACTCTTCGACTATTTTGAAAAATGTTCCGATAGTTGCGCGTCCCTGTTCGGCCAGCAGCTTAAGCGCTTCATCGGCTGACATCTGCGATTCGGCTATTCGGGCGTCGATGATGGCTTTTATGTACGGTTTTGCATAGTTTTCAGCTCCAATGTTACGGGCTGCCTTCTCCGAATATCCCGCCCTTCTCGCGGCCTCGCTGGCATTAAAACATTTGAGGTATTCATCCACGAATACCTTTTGCTTGTTGCTCAGCGGTTTATTTTCAGCCCGATCCATAATCGCTTCCGCGCTCATCGCCTCTCAATCTCTTCCCGTACGCAATCACCGCAATAGGCAGTTCCTTCGCTGTCTTGCGCGATTGCGCTGGTCGGGTGTCCGCCAGGATGGGGTTTTGCATGATCTTGTCATGGCAGAATTTCCAGCACCAAATGACCGGTTGCCAATGCAATCAGCACGGCCACAATCAGCGAAGTGATAATACCAAGAATCCAACGCAGTATATTTTGTAGCACTGCGACAGAAGCGGTTAACTGCGCAAGATCGCGCTGTAACTCGATCAGATGCACGGCTTGGTCGTCAATCTTGCGCCAGGCTGCGTCCAGTCTACTGCTCATAATTGGAGTGTTGCCCGCCTCCCTGTTTTCGGCTGCACGTTGTCGATCGTCTAACACTTTGATAGCCGCTTCCAGTTTTGCAAAACCTATCTCAATCCTGTCAAGATATGCCGCATCCATATCAACCACGTTAGCCGGCTGATACGGACGGGGTAATCATGTAGGCGGCTTGGTTAGCGATGAGGGCGGCGACGAATAATTCTATGAGTGTTTTTGCGCCAGCAGAGTCACAGCTGATCTGCAAGTAATAACCGACGCACGCCAGGGCAAACATGCCCAGTGTCACGGCTAACAACGCGCCCAACATGACCAAGCGTTTGTACTGCCCGATCAAACCCCCGTACCACGCCTGCAACCCCGGAATGTAAGAGAATGCCAGGGAAAGGATGATACCTGCCAAGCCTGCCAATGTAGTTTCGTTCATGAGTAACTCTCCTGATGATAGGGTAAATTGTAGTCAGTATCAATTTACCCTATCGGAGAGGGGCTGTATATTGTCACTTTGCTCAATTGCGTATAACGCTACTGCCTGAAATATTGTCCTTGCCCCAATCGCATCGCGTGCCATACGCGCGTGTACCCAAATCGTATTGCGCCTCACCCTCCAAGCAAGAGCGATTTCTTTGTAAGACTTCCCGCTGCCCAAGAGACGTAATACATCTGCTTGTGCTGGCGTGAGTGCCTGGCGTATCTCCATTGGTTACGTTTCCATGCTTTCGATTGCTGCGGTATAGGGGGCGTTGACCAGGCGGGCGATGTGGGTCCCGTTGATGTCGTCAGGCTTACAGGCCTGTCCATGTTCAGCCCCACACACCGGGCACTTTCCCCAGGTGTGCCGTTCTTCTATCGTCAATTTTTCAATAGTAACCATTTCGTTTCTCCCTTCATACTCAGTATGCAATTGTTCACTATTATTCATGGTTATTAGCGGGATAATTACCCTTATTGATGGGCAAGAACAATAATGGCTTGTTTTTCGCTAATCTGATGCATTCTGGCGTACAGGTTGATAACATCAAATGGCTTCGGAAAATTGCATTTTTGACAATTCCCGATCTGCCGTTTCTCATCAATCCAGAATGATGGATTCTTATCAGCATGGAATGGACAGCAGCACATCAGAAAATTACCGCCTGTGCTGGTTGCGTTTGGTAAATAATCTTGCAACTTATGCCGCTGCCTGATCTGAATAATCAGATCCTGCTGTATATCGAGTGGGTTACTGATCAGATCAAAGGGATCTGGATTGATGGCCTGTTGAACAAACTGCGGTAATACATCTGGCATTTCCGGGTTCTGTAGTTGATCGACCCAGGCTGCAGGCAATACAGATTCCAGTGATGGTACAGCCGGGATGATCACTGCATCATCAAATGCTGTATAAACTGCACCGGTAGGATGCACTGAACCAGGACCAATCACATAACCATGGCGCTTTATATCCAGCCCTTCAATGTGACTGTTGGCGTTTACACCTGGTATTCGCAAATAAACATGAACACCGCGTGCTGTTTTTACCTTGAATGCCATCATGGAAACCATATCTGCCACACTATCTTTTGGCTGCAAAATTGTCCACAAACTCCACTCATAATATTTGTCCATACTGTCGAAATCTAGAATCACCAGGTCGTCCCAACCTGCCACAACTCCATAATTGTGCAAACTACCACCAAGAAACCAGCGCTTAATATCTATTAAACTCGGTAGCAGCTGTTGATACTGCTCCCATTTTGTTTTAGGTGATTTATTTCTGTAATAAACCGGAAAAACCGCGATTCCAATACTGTTAAATTCGATTGCCCATTCATAGACTGTTTTTTGCATTTTTATCCTTTTACCTATGTTAATGTCATAGATGTCAGACTAGTCAGTGATGTCATATATGGTTTAATCTGAGAGTGTTTACATTATTTAATTTAAGTGTTAAGAAAGTCACCCTTACAAGCCTGACCCCTGACATTAACCCTGACATATTACGGGAATCCATAAGTTTTTCCC